CGTGGCCGTGGACGCCCTCGTAAAGTGAGCTAAGGAGAAGTATGGCAACCGTCACCCTCGGACAGTTGGTTACCGACACCCGCGAGTACATGGATGCGGTTGGCTCGACACGGTGGTCAGACGCCACGATTAAGCTGGTGCTGAACAACGTCTTTGACAGCGAGTGGTCGAACATCCTGAACGCTGCGCCATACTATCGGTTTGCGATCCGTCAGGTGACCACGGACGCCAGCGGCCAGTTCGCGTTTACCACGCTGAACAGCGGGTCTGGCGACACGGCGCAGAACTTCTACCGCATCCTATCCGTCAGCGACGGCAACGTGCTGTATGGGCAGACACGGTATCAAGATGTGCCGTTGGCGACGACGAGTAATTACCTGCCGACCTACCCCCGTCTGTATTACATCGCGGGGCAGGCGGTACAGGCGTTGCCCGTGTCGTCGGCGCTGGGGCTGTATGTCGGCGTGAACTACAAGCCCACGGCGATTGCTGATCTGGTGGGTGATGCCAGTATCATCGACTATCCTGCCAACGCGCATCTGGTGTTGGTGTGGCAGGCGGCTGCTCTCCTCCTCCTCAAAGGTGGCACGGAAGCGGCGGCAGCAGCCAACCTGAAGGCGATGGCCGACGATGACCGCAAGTCGCTCCTCGACGACATTCGTCGCATGACGATCAACCCGACGATGATGGCCTATCCAGATGTGAAGTATGACTGGAGTGGCGGTTAATGGCAGGCCGTGAGAAGGTCGTAGACCAGCAGCCCAAGTTTGATGGGGGGCTGAATAGCGTGTCGGATGACGCGAGTGTGCTGCCCAACCAGATGCGAAGGGCGGACAATGCGCGGCTGACAGACTATGGGGCCGTCACGAAGCGGGGTGGGACGAAGCGGACCACCGCCTCTCCCATTGCTGCGGCCAGTGTCCTGAACGGATACACATGGCGGAAGGATGGTGGGACGCAAGAGTTGATGATTGTCTGCAACGGGCTGCTGCATACGTCCACCTATTTGTCTACCTACCCGTGGACATGGACCGCCCGTACTGGTGCATTGTCTACGACGGTCACTCCGTCGTTTGTGCAGTTCCGTGATGCCACGGCAGATGTGGTCTACATCGCGGACGGCGGCCTGCTGAACGTGTGGAACGGCACCACGTTGACGACTAACATCGTCGGCACCCTTGATGTTACCAATCTTGCGGTCCATAACCAGCGGTTGTGGGGATGCGGCAACGCTACCTACCCCGACTCGATTTTCTATTCGGCGCTGAACAACGGCGACACACTTGCCAACGGCGCAGCGGGTGGTGGGCAGATTGTCGTCCGCACTTTCTCCGATGAAACGGTCGTTGGGGTGGCCTCAGTCAACACCTCGTTGCTAATCTTTCACCGTCGCGGTATTAGCCGTTTGACAGGCTACGGGCAGGACGACATCACCGTCGCCCCGCAGGGTTTGACCGCAGACGTTGGCACCATTGCTCCACGCTCCATTGTCAGCATTGGCAATCTCGGGTTCTTCGTGTCTGAACGGGGGCTGTACTCCTGCAACGAATCAGAAGTGTCGGCAGTCGGTACGGTAGACACGCCTGACCCCCTCTTGCCGGTCATTCGGAATCTGACCTCGGCACAGGTGGCAAACATCAGCGCAACGTTCAACCGTGCGACCCGTGAGTTGTGGATCAACGTGCCCGCGTATGGCGTGTACGTCTATCACACGGTGCTTCGGGCATGGTCTGGGCCGTGGGAGTCTGGGTTCTTGGACCCTGCCACGACCACCCTGTTTGACAGCATTGATTCGGATGGACTGCCTGCCCTGCTTCGGGGTGATGAGGATGGGTATGTCACAACCTGCGATGAGACGGGGGTGGTCGTTGATAACCAACTGTCTAATGGCACGGGTGGGACTCCGTATACCATGACCATCCAGATGCACCGGATGTATTGTGGGGACGATGCGTTGGCAAAGTCGCTCCGCTTTGGGTACATCACGGCATCGCTCGACAGCTCTTCGTCAACCATCATCAAGTGGGTGACAGACTCCACCACGGACACCTATACCCTGCCGACCACCTTCGTCTCAAGTCGATGGGGCACTGGTATCTGGGGATACGGGCTGTGGGGTAGCGCCAACAGCAGCAACTACCGTGTGCAAATGAGCGGCACGGGGTACTACATCGACGTATCTATTATCGACGCGGGTCAAACGATCCCTATCTTTGGCCGCTTCCAGTTAGAAACTTTTGCCCTTGGGAGGCGCTAGTGGCGCAAACAATCGGTCAGCATGGCGTTGCCGCCTTTACCAGTCCGGTCAATGGCGACCTACTCAACGCAACGGTCGTCCTTAGCAACGACAACACTACCCGCAGTGCCTACGTCGATCACGACATCGACAGTGGCATCCATGTGCAGTCGTCGCTGTTAGCCGCTCGTCCTGCGGCGGGCACGGCTGGACGGAAGTGGATGACCACGGACACTGGCGATGTCAATCTGTGGTTTGATACGGGAACGGCGTGGGAGGAGATTGCCTATGTCCCGTCTGTTGGCGGGAACGCGGCAACCGCAACGGCCCTGCAAACAGGTCGCGCAATTAACGGCGTTACGTTTGATGGTACGGCGGCAATCACGGTGACGGCGGCAGCAGGCACCCTTTCTGGGGCAACGTTGGCCGCTGGTGTCACGGCGAGTTCACTGACAAGCGTTGGAACGCTTGGAAACCTCACGGTGACGAACCCGATCACAGGCAGCGTCACGGGTAACGCGGCCACGGCAACGGCGTTGCAGACGGCGCGCAATATCAACGGTGTGGCGTTTGATGGTACCGCTAACATTACGCTTCCTGCTGGAGCGGCAGATGCCAGTACGCTGACTGGTGCTACGCTGGCCTCTAACGTACTTGCGTCCTCGCTGACCAGCGTGGGAACGCTTACGTCTCTTGGTGTGACGGGAACGGTTACCGCAAGCTCCTTCACGGGAGCAGGAACGGGCCTGACGGGAACAGCGGCCAGTTTAACGGCTGGCGGCAATGCGGTTCTTGGCGCAAACACGTTTACCGCCGCGCAAGAGTGGGCTACCGGCACAGCCATCGCGTCCGCCGCGACCATTAACCTAAACACCGCCACGGGCAATCGTGTCCACATCACGGGCACGACGGCAATCACGGCGGTCACGCTGACCCGTGGCCCCCGCACGGTCATCTTTGACGGCATCCTGACCCTCACCCACAACGCCACAACGAACAACTTGCCGGGTGCGGCGAACATCACTACCGCAGCAAATGACCGAGCGGTGTACGAAAGCGACGGGACGACGGTGTATTGTAGCAGCTATACCAAAGCAAGTGGACAGCCGGTGGTAGGCGCTTCTTCTGTTGTCAACTATCCGCAGTCTATTCAATCCGTAGACTACACCCTCGTCCTTGCTGACGCGGGGTATCAGATATTCCACCCAGCGTCAGATACGGCGGCACGGGTATTTACGATCCCCGCCAACTCCAGCGTCGCCTACACAATCGGCACCGTGCTGGTGTTTGTAAACGAAAGTGGGGCGCGGGGGTTGAGCGTTGCAATCACAACCGATACGCTACGAAGCACCCTGCTAATAACAGGCACTCAGGTTGTCCCTGCTGGCAATACGCTGACAGCGTTAAAAGTAGCGGCTACGTCGTGGCTCTGCTGGCTAGCCACTCCATCGAACCCAACTCGCGCTCTGGCTATTGCTCATAACACCAGCCCATACGTCACAGCATATCCATGGAGTAGTGTAGGGTTTGGATTGAAGTTTGGTAATCCTGCCACATTGCCTACTAATAATGGCGGTGGTGTAGCCTTCTCTCCAAACGGAACAGCACTGGCTGTTGCTCACGAAACCTCCCCTTTCGTCACAGCATATCCATGGAATAATGCAGGATTTGGTACAAAGTTTACGAATCCTGCAACGCTGCCCACTTCTGGGGCTACGGGCATAACGTTTTCGCCAGAAGGAACAGCGTTGGCTGTTACTAATTACAGCCTTACCCCTTTCGTCACAGCATATCCATGGAGTAGTGCAGGATTTGGTACAAAGTTTACTGACCCTGCAACACTGCCTACCGGTGGTGGCAATGGCGTAGCGTTTTCGCCAGCAGGAACAGCGTTAGCTGTCGCTCACGACAACAGCCCTAAAGTCTCGGTGTATGCGTGGAGTGGGTCAGGGTTTGGAACAAAGTTTACAAACCCTGCAACACAGCCTACTAGCGACGGGCGGGGCGTCGCGTTTTCGCCAGCAGGAACAGAGTTAGCTGTTGCTCACTTCTCCACCCCATACGTCACAGCATATCCGTGGAGTGGGTCAGGGTTTGGAACAAAGTTTACAAACCCTGCAACACTGCCTACCGGTAATGGTCGTGCTGTAGCTTTCTCTCCTTCCGGGGCAGACCTAGCGGTCGGCCACGAAATCAGCCCATTTATTAGTGTATATCCATGGAGCAGTGCAGGATTTGGCACAAAGTATGCTAACCCGGCAACCCTGCCTACTAGTACTGGCGCTGGTGTAGCCTTCTCTCCAAGCGGAACGGAACTGGCTGTCGCTCATTTTGGCTCACCAAACATCAGTGCATATCCATGGAGTAGTGCAGGATTTGGTACAAAGTTTACTGACCCTGCAACGTTGCCGACTGGTAGTGGATTTGGTGTAGCGTTTTCTTCGATTTAATCAACAGACATAACATGATCTACTCACAACTTCCCTCCTCATACAAATACGACACCCTCGCCGATGCGATCTACGGGCGCGAGGTGGAGTATTTCCACTACGACTTTGACCGCATCAACTTTGAGCATATTCTCAAAGACCTGCCCGAGTGCGAGTACCGGACAAACCTTGAGAAGCGTCTTGCGGATACCGTCGGCACGATGGCGCAGGTTGAGAGAACCATGGCGGCGTTGCTGGCACAGATCGACGACCCCATCGCGTATGCGGAAGGGGTTGCCCGTGCCATTGAGCGCCGAGAGGCCGCTAAACTGAAGGAGAAGACATGAGATACGTCCAAGCCAGCGGAACGACCTTCCTCCGTCATGTCATTGATAACGGCGAGCCAACGGTGTGGGACGAGAACAACACCGTCCGAGCCAGCCAACTGACCCCAGCAGAGGCGACAACGTTCGGCGTCTCTAAGCTCAAGCTCGTCACGCCTCCCCCGCACAACCCGCTCACGCAGGTTCGTACGGATGCCGACGCCGTGCTGGTGGATGGGGTGTGGACGCAGCAGTGGGTGGTGACGGACAAGTCGGTGGACGAAGTAGAAACGGCCAAGCAAGCCACGTTGAGCGGTCTGCGGCTGACCCGTGACGGGGAGTTGCAAGCCTGCGACTACACGCAGCTCTCCGATGTTCCGCTGCCGACCGAGAAAAAGGCCGAGTGGGCGACCTACCGCCAGCAGTTGCGGGATTATATGGGCGCGGTGATCGACCCGTTCAATCCGCCTGCGTGGCCCATCCCGCCACAGGCGTAACCGATGGCCGTCCTCCTCCCTCTTCATCCGATCAAGACCTTCGCCTCTCCCGTCCTCAACGGGACTGGCACGGTCGATGCCAACACGGTACGGACCAACGACAACATCGCGGGTGCCGCCTTCAACGCGCATGACGCCGATACGTCGATCCATATCCAGTCGGGCACGTTGGCGTTGCGGCCCGTGACGGCGACGGAGGGGAGTGTGTACGTCGGGACGGACACGTTGTTCATGTACATTTTCACCGGCGGGTCATGGAGTCGGGTGCTATGATGGGATCGAAGCGGAAGGCTGTCCTCAAGCGGAGTCCGACCCCGACTGACGCCGCCAAGTGGTCAGCGGCCAAGTCTGAGGCCCGTGCCAAGTTCAAGGTCTACCCGTCTGCCTATGCCAACGCCTATGCCAGC